AAAAGTTCTGCGGTAAAAGCAGCGTTTGGTGTAGGTGCCATTAAAAAGTTACTAACATCAAAAACACAGTAGTATCTTGGTAATCCTGTTGTGGTCGGGTCTGGTGTGTATTCTTGTACAAAACTAGGATCTTTAAAATCTAAAAAAAACTTATCACCATTTGCTCCAGTCATACTCATAGAAAAAGGTGCCAAAAAATCAGAGGGGACTTTGATATATTGTATGCCGCTAGTTGTTTGTGCCGTTGCGTTTTTACGAAACAAACTGAGTTGTACGTTTTTAAGAATACGTTCTTCAGATAAACGAATAAACAATGGTATGTTGTTTACAAAGCTTGTCTCTTCATATTCTGTGTAGGCTTTTATAGCATCTTTAAGTTGTAAATATGTAAAGCTCATGTCATCACACTATTGTTATATTTCCTACCATACTACCATGATTTGTGCATTGATACACCAAAGATGTGTCACTAGGCTCATGTGGGACGATGAATTGTGTTAATCCCGTAGTAGAATTAAAGTTTTCTGTAACCCCTGTAGTAAACGCAGAACCTCCCGCAGACGTTCTAATTTGTAAAGGATGACTTCCCACATTGGACGTGTTGTCTATGAGATAAGTATGCCCTTTGTAAAAAGTAAAGTTTGGATTATCTCCAGACGTAGCACCAGGACCAGTAAATGTATACGCAGATGAACCGTTTGTGCCTGCTACGTATTTAGTTACAGGGCCGGTTGTTTCATCATTTACTCGAATCCATGCCCCGCCGTGCGCAAAGTATAGCCCTCCAGTAGCGTGAACATGAGCTACTGCGCCATGATATGTGGCGGCACTTGGTAAATCACTTAAAGCCGCATAATAAAATACAATTTTATTTGCGCCAGAACTTACATCTATAACTCCGTTGTTATCTATTATGTCCGTTAAGGTTGTGCCATTTCCAAGAGCTGCATATATTTCTGTAAAGTTTGCATTTATCTTTGTTGCACCTGCTCGAAGGGTATCACCGTTCCCATCATTTGCACTGCTTCCTATTCCTACACTTTGTAAAGCCATGTTCTATCCCTCATCAAATGTATCTGTGGTAGAGTCTAAAGTCACAGACGTGCTATCAAAACTTGCAGCAGTTGCAGTAGGATTGACTGTAACAGATCCCACAAAAGCATTTGCGTTTACCCCAGATGGTGTAATGTCATCATTACCAGAATCTGACGTAGTTATTGTTACAACTCCTACTTCTCCATCTGCAACTAAGTTATTTGGTGGTGTTACACCTGGTATGTCTCTAAATCCAACAGGATTATACCCATGTTGTATGGATCTTTGTTCTGGCAAACCGCTTTCTGGACGAGGGTCACGTAGTGCTTGTGGATCTGGAAACGCTCTTGGTGGAAACAACTGTGGATGCTTTGGCTCAAACTCATCGGGACCGACTTTTGCGCCAGTCCACTCTGTCTTCATGTCACGAAGACGGTAACGGCGACCTGAACGATCCGATATACCATAAGCATTTCTACCACTAGCGTATGCCATTACACCCTCAGATAACTCAAACTAGGCTGCAACTTCAAAGGTGTTCGACCTTGATCCTCATCCGCTGCACGTTGAAATTCTTCTTCATACACAGTCTTCAACATCTGAATACGATCTGGTGCTCGTTTCATTGACAGGTAGTAGGCTAACCCCGCCACCATACAAGGATAAAAACGAAAAGGCATGTCAGTAGTATTAACAAGAGCGTCAGCATCTTCTATCCTTCGTATATAATAATAACGAATCTGATCCGTAGAATTTTCAGGAGTAGACCACAAATACACCACAGGAGTGATCTGCCTGTCTAAGTAATATTGACTAGGTCTACCTTGAGTTGATTTATTTGGAAGTGTTGCATAATCACTACGACTTATTCTTTGTATTTCAAAATCCGTGTTGTCGCGTCTTACAACAACATCCAGTAAGTCAACGACATCAGCCGCTAAAGAATACTCAGATGTCCCTTGAGTAACAGTAAAATTTGCTTCTTTAACAGTCCACAAATTAAGTCCACGGTTAGCCCAGTCAGCAAACATCAAGTTCATAGACCTACGTGCCGTCTTAGCATCGTAGCCTGTGCGAACCTCTAGTCCGCATCTTTCGTATGCTTCTTCGATTACCTCTGCTACATTGAGATTAAAGTCTCTTGATCCTGATGTTGTCATATCATCAACTCATATGTGGTTTTTGGTTCGTCTTAACTACGACTGCACCACCATTTTTAAAACCTTTAACCATGCCACCTTTTTTCATGTAGCCCATCTTCTTAACTGTTTCAGGGCTTTCTTTTTTTAAAGCAGCTAAACCTGGTTGTGTTTCAGGGTTAATCTTCTTCATCGTTATCCTCCTGATTATAAAGATTATCAAACACTCTATTCACGTCTAGTGTATAGTCTAAATCACTTTTTGAATAGTGTATATGTTGTGAAGGTCTAAAGTCTGGTGCTCCTTCACCTACTGCAAACCAAGCGGGATGCGTTACCCTCACTCGATTGTTTGGTAAGGCCACAACATTTCCTGTCCACTCTCCGGCATCTAACAGTTGTAAAACATGACTTTGTTTATGTTGTGCCGGATCATCAGCTATTTCGCTTTCTGTATAATCCACGGTAAACAAATACTTTGCGGGAAACATCTGACCATCTATCTTAGCTAACCAAGGACATGGTGTTGCCCTGTCTAGCGTATATACTGCATGATGATGTGAAGAGCAGTCCCAAGGCTGCGCATCATGTGTCGCCATGGGTTCAGGCCATTCCTCTAACGGAATGTCCGCAACGAGTGCAGTTATTGGCATTCTTGCCCACATAGCACCACCATGAACTGTGTCCTCGTCTTCTCCCTCTGCCTCACATCCAGTAAAGATAACTTGAAAACTAAGCGACCTGTTTGGCATCGTTGTTACAGCAACTGCCATGGCATGTAAAAATTCGCCGTGGTACTTCTCGTGGTTGTGAGTGTACTCACGGCGAACCCAACATTTAAAATATGGGATGTTACTTTGTAAATAAGGCATTAGGCTTTAGTTACTTTATACCCCATTTTTTTAGCAGCGGCTCTAAGTTGAGCTACAGTCATCTTCTTCGCTGTAACTTTACCGCCTTTCTTCATGCCTTTGGACTTCATGCCCATGACCTTACCGCCACCTCGGTAGCCTTTCTTCTTCATTCCTACTTTGCCACCACCTCGGTAGCCTTTCTTCTTCATCGCCATATCAGTCTCCTTTCAAAACTGTCTAACTGCACCCTGTGTGCGTTTACGTCGATTCTCCATTACAGCACCACATCCTTTTGCTACGGCTGTACCTTTCTTGGTCTTCCCCTTGAACGGCCTTTTTGGCTTGGTTGTTTTGATTTCACCTCCGTTTTTGAGGTTTTTGACTTCTGCTTTTTTGGTGTTTTTAACGACTGTTTTGCCTTTTCTTCCTGCTTTCTTTTTTTTCTTTGCAGTCGCAGCTCTATCTTTTTTAGAAAGAGAACGTGCTTTAGCTGCCGGAAGGCATCGGTCAGGGTTCTTTTTATCTTTCGAAGTCCCGCACTCACCTTTGATACTACCATCTGTTCCTATCCTTACCCATTTCTGATCTAACCATTTTTTAAGTTCACCCATTAGATTTACCGCGCTTTTTTCTAATTGCTTCTTTACCCTTTTTGGCGATTTGAGCTTGTTTTAGTTTTCCCGCTACTTTTGCTCTTTGTTCTAAAACTGTCAATATTTGTATCTTTCTAGCAAAAGGTTTGTTTATTCTTTTTACTTTTGCGACTGTGTCTCTAGCATCTTTTTCTGTTGCGTATTTTATAGGAACAGTGTCTTTAGGGTTCTCATCCGTGTAAAGCCTACGACCACTTTTTTTGGGCTTTTTACCAGTTCCTTTTTTAGGATCAGCCATTATCTACCTTTACGTTTGCCGCCTTTCGATTTTTTAGCATAATTTGGATCTTTACAATATTTAGATGCAGCTAGGTTTGCATACGCTGAAGGATAAGTGTCAAAAGTTCTTTTTGCCCAAGCCTTACCTTCAGGGCAAATTTTACTACCTTTAGATTTAGACGAAACTTTTCCGCCCTTTTTGTAATAGGTTAAACCTTTCGGAGTGCCTCTACTCTTTTGAGGCGGCTTCGAAACTTGCTGTCGCATCTGTGCCCTGGACATTGCCATACCGTATCTCCATTTGCGTTTTCATAAAATCAATTTGTGAGGCCATGACCTCAGTTCTTTTGTCTACAGCGATTAAAGTCTTTGTAACCCAATCTGCCCAACTGTATCCAACGCCTCCAACACCAAGGATAAAAGCTGTTACAACAGTTATCGTGACTTGCTTGTTCAACACTTCCATCTCTTTCTAGCCTGTCTCAATCTTGAGTTAGGATCTTTAGCTGCTTTAGGAAACTTTTTCATTTGACCCGCAGATCGAGCACAAAAAGACTTACGTCTCTTTGCATCCTTACTACCTTTCTTTACCTTACCAGTTACAGCCGTTTTCAACTTGGAGCCAGGGTTTTTACGGCGATACGCTTTCACTCCCGCCTCAGTCATTCCCGCCCCTTTCTTTGTGGGGCGGAAATTTTTCTTGTTTCTTTTTGGCATCTTATCGCGTTTACGCTCTGCCATTGTATTACCCAAAGAATCCAGTGATTGAATCAATATTGGTAAGCGTCACATGACACTCATCACTAAAAATCATACCATGATCTGGAATGGTAATCTGGTTATCATCACTTTGATGAAACACCATTGATAATAGCGTTGCTCCACTAGAACCATTTTTGAACACAACCGCAGGAGAACCACTACCCGCAGTTTTCACATAAAATGCTTTTAACCTAGTTCGACCACCCTGTAGTGTACCAGTCGCAGTGACTGTCTTTGCAGAAATAGAAGCAGCCATAGTGCCCTCCTATTAGCTTAAATCACTGGCTTGTTGATACAGAATTGTAAATCGAATTGATCCTGAATTTGAAGCACCTGTTGTTTTAACTGTTACACGAAGGTCTGCGTCACCTATATCAGACCATCCTAGAGTCGCGCCTGCTTCTGTTGTTGGATATTTTCTACCAACTGCGCCACCACCAGTGGCACATGTAAATCCATTTAGGATGGTGTTATCGTTACCACCAGAGGTTCCTAAACTTAAAACTGCGGCTGCGTTTCCAATTGCTGAAACCACATCAATCACACAGTCAATAATTTGAGATTTTGCCGGAAGCACTACATTGGTATCGGATTGAGCAATTGCTCCACCAGAAACGTCAATTAAGTGAGTTTGCGCCATAACTACTTGACCTGTGTTCTTCACATTTGTGCCAACTGTTGTGCCAGTAGTTTCTTTGATGGTTCCTGCTTTAATAGGACCAGAAAAAGTTGTTGTACCCATGTCGATCTCCTGTCTTGGGTTTGTCAGCTGCCCCATGCAACTGTCAGGGATGGTGACAGGATAACTTACTTTTAAACAAAAAG